GGATCAGCTGATGGATTTAGTATTGGAATTGCACCCGTCTAATTACCAGTATCAACGTGGATTGGTACAGGCTTACAACGTATTGGCTGGCCACCTTGAGTAGAGCGCATAGTCAGGGAACTACTACCCAGTGGCGCAATCTACGAGCTGCCTGCTTTCGAGTCTGGGGTAGGGGTTGCCTGATGTGTGGAGACCGGGCAACTGAGGTAGATCACATTATCGAACTGGCTAGAGGAGGCACAAACACGATTGACAACGTTCAACCTTTGTGCAGACTGTGTCACAAGCACAAGACCTCGCAATTCAACAGCACACGTCAGAGCCTCTCACAAGGCCTTCAAGGCGTTTTTTTGAGGCCTGTGCCACCCACAGACTCCCTTTCAGGAATCCCTCCCCGAATGATCCGATTAGATCCGCCCACAACCGAAAGGCCTAGGTCATGACCCAAAACAAACCAGAACAGCCAGACAATAAACCAATGAGCTGCTACCTATCATTGAATTCTGCAATTGCCGTAGCGAACTGGATTGCGCCAACTGATGTTGCAGCACTTACATTGGCCCGGCGGCTAGCCATGGCATTAGATACGGCCTTTGACATGGGCGAACTTAAAGAGGCAACACCATTGGCCGCAAAGTATTTGCAAACATTGCAGCAGCTGCACTTAACAGTTGAAACTAGAACACAAGGAAAACAGGGCGAGGAAAATGACGGGACAAACCATGTCGGCAACTATTTACGGCTACTCGAAACCAAGGATACAAAGCAAAAGCCTAAACCTGCCCAGCGCGGGGCCAGTGGTGGCAGCTCTCGCCGATGAGTTAGGTGTCCCATTACTGCCTTGGCAGTCTTACGTTTTAGATGATGCCTTGCAAATCTTGCCTAACGGTAATTGGGCTAGGTCTCAGGTGGGCTTGCTTTGTGCGAGACAAAACGGAAAGACTCACATGATGCGCATGCGCATACTTGCTGGCCTGTACATCTTTGGTGAAAAGAATGCAATTGCAATGAGCCAGACCAGGCAACTATCGCTGGACACATTCAAGCAAACTGTGGACATGGCCGAGAGCCTGGACTGGATGCGCAAAAGAATTAAGCGAGTCAGCCGGACTAATGGCCAGGAGGAGTTAGAGGTTTACTGCCACCACTACCCAAAGAATTGTGACAGCAAATGTGAGCGCATACGAAAGTACTCAATCCGAGCAGCTACAAGTGAGGGGCCGCGTGGCTCGTCAGCTGACTTGCTATATGTCGATGAACTCCGAGAGATTGATGAGGCAACTTGGGCGGCTGTAACTCCGATCACCCGAGCCAGACCCAATGCTCAAGTATTTTGGACAAGTAACGCTGGGGACTTGACCAGCAATGTGTTAAACGAGCAACGCCGCCGGGCCTTGACTTTTACAAGTGATCGGATGGGTTACTACGAATACAGCGCACCAGCAGGCTCAGCCGTTGATGATGTTGAGGCTTGGAAAATGGCTAACCCGGCATTGGGCATCACTATCAATGTGCAAAACATTAAAGATGCCGCAACCTTTGACAGCCCCGATGCTTTTAAGACTGAGTCACTGTCAATGTGGGTTGATGCGATTGACAGCCCTTGGCCAATGCAGGTGTGGAATGAATGCGAGCAAGATATCGCCCTGGAGGATGGCTTGCCCACTTGGATGGCAATGGATCTCAATTTCAATCGTGAGTTGGCCTGCCTAGTAACTTTGCAAAAGCGAGACAACGGGTATGGGGTATTCCTGCACGAATGGAAAAAAGAGGGCGGCATAAACGACTTGGAACTAGCTGGTGAGATTGCCACACTAACGCGCCGATACCGGCCGAGAGTATTGGCCTATGATCCAAACACTGCTGGGTACATTGCACCAAGACTGGCACAGGCTGGCATCCCTACATCGCCGACACCTTGGAATTCTGCCAACTTCTCAATCATGTGCGACCAGGCTATGAATGCGATGCAGTCGCGCCAACTATTTCACCCGGCACAAGAGACAATGCACAGCCACTTGGTCAGTTGTGCAAGACGGCCTGCAAGTGATGGCGGCTGGCGTATTGCAAGGCGAGCAGCGCAAGTCCCAATCACAGCTGCAATTGCTTTAGTGATGGCAGTAGGACACGCAACCGAGCCACAACAGAGCGTAAGCATTATCAGCGCATAGGACAACACGCGCAAGGATCAGACAACCTCGGACAAAATTAAACGCATGCCATTTATTGTGTTGTAATTACAAAATGGGATTTCTGGACTTTTTGCTTGGATCGTCAGCTCGCAAGCCTGATGTGCAAGCTAAAGCAGGTGTGGTTGTCCCTTACTACCAAGACGCTTTTAACGCTTTCAACGTATTCCGTATTAATCGCGGCGATGCAATGCAAGTGCCAGCAGTGGCTCGGGCTCGCAACATAATTTGTGGCACTATTGGCACACTTGGCCTTAATGCTTATAACGATGTAACTTACGCCAAAATTGAGGGCCGCTCATTATTAAAACAACCTGACCCAGCATTGCCATTGTGCGTGACAATTACCTGGACTTGTGAGGATTTGTTATTTCATGGTCATGCCTATTGGATAGTGCTTGAAGTCAGCCCAGAGGATGGCCGGCCAACACGCGCTCGCCGAATTGATCCATTACGGGTAACTTTCACAACTGATGTAAACACTCAAGAAATTATTAACGGCTTTTACCTAGATGGACAATTAACCCCACCAATGGGCGTTGGCTCATTAATTATGTTTAGTGGCATGGATGAGGGAATCCTAAACCGAGGCGGCCGGACAATTTCCACAGCTCTTAAATTGGAGGAGGCAGTGCAGCGCATGGCCTCAGAGCCAAATCCAACAATGGTTATTAAAAACAGTGGCGTGGATCTGCCACCAGAACAAGTGTCAAGCCTGCTGGCTCAATGGAAACAAGCACGCGCCACACGCTCAACGGCTTATCTATCTGGCCCATTGGATGTGACCACTTTTGGTTACGATGCAAGCCAAATGCAACTGAGTGAGTCCAGGATGAATACAGCCAGCGAAATTGCCAGAATGTGCAACATTCCTGCTTGGTATTTGAATGCCGAAAGTGCCAGCGCCACATATAGCAATGTTTCTGCCGAAAGGCGCTCGCTCGTTGATTTTTCTTTGTCGCCGATAATGCACTCGATAGAGGAAAGATTGTCGATGAATGATCTGACTCCGCGTGGACAAATCTGCAAGTTTGATCTGGACGATTACTTGCGTGGCAACCCACTAGAGGAAATACAAGTTTTGACAGCCATGCTTGATGCCGGGCTAATAAGTATTGATGAGGCAAGAGCAGAGATGGATCTTGCACCGAGAGGAAACCCTAATGCAGCTTAATTTTGATGGACAGGTTATCGCAGCGAATGTGGCAACTAGGACTATTACAGGCCTTGTTGTACCTTTTGCCAAAGTTGGCAACACGTCGGCAGGCCCAGTGCGATTTAACTTTGGCGCTTTTGGCGAGATTGACCCAAGCCAGATAGTGCTTAATGCAGAGCATGATAGAACTCGTCCCCTTGGCAGAGGCATTGGTGATTCATTACAAGTTAGCCCGGCGGGTATTTCAATGGCCTTTAAAATTGCGCCAACTAACGCTGGCAACGATGCTTTGGTCGAAGCGGCCGAGGGATTACGCCCGGCATTTAGCATTGAGGCCAAAGTTAATGAATACACAATAGATAAAGGAGTGATGGTTGTGAGCAGTGCAAACCTCGAAGCCGTAGCCCATGTAACTAACCCAGCATTTAAAGATGCTCAAATCCTTGACGTAGCAGCTACCGAGGAAACCCCAGAAACCACCGAAGCAGAAACCCCTGCCGAGGATGAACCACAGGAGAATACAGTGGACGAAGTAACAACACCAGTTGCAGATGAAGTAACAGCAGCCGCTGTTGTTCACGCTGCTGCACCAGTGGCCTACGCAAAGCCGCGTAGTCCAATCAACAGCCAGGCAAGTTACCTGGAACACAGCATTAAAGCAAAAATGGGCAATCACGAATCAGCGCAATACGTTATGGCTGCAGACGATGATTTCAGCACCAACCCTGCATTTAAGCCAACACAGTACTCAACAATGGTAATTGATACGACAATTGGATCTCGCCCGGCAATTGACGCAATTGGCACTCGTGCATTACCAGCATCGGGTATGACAATTGCACATCCAAAAATTACGACCGCCGGAACAGTGGCTGAAACTGCAGAGGGCGCAGCACCATCAGAAACTGGAATTGTTTCAAGTTATGTTAATTTGACGGTCAAAAAATATTCTGGCCTCCAACGATACAGCCTTGAGATTTTACAGCGATCCGATCCCTCCTTTTATGCAGCGATGTACGAAAACATGGTCCGGGCTTATAACAAAGCAACCGATGCAGCAGTCATTGCAGCTCTAACTGCTGGCGGAACACAAGGCGCAACATGCGCTGCATCATCCGATGGCATTATCTCGTATGTATCAACTGAAGCACCTGCCGCTTACTTGGCAACAGGTGAACTTGCAACTGCATACATCGCTGGTACATCCCAGTGGTCATTGCTACTGGGTGCAAAAGACTCAGGCGGTCGCCCAATCTACAACGCCTATAACCCACAAAATGCTGCTGGATCATCTACCCCAACATCATTGCGCGGAAATGTGCTTGGTCTCGATCTTTGGGTCGATCCGAATGCAGTATCCACAACCATTGATGAATCAGCATTCATTGTTGTGCCATCCTCAGTTGCAATTTACGAGAGCCCGATTTTAACGCTTTCAACTAACGTAGTGACTTCGGGGGAAATTGAGACATCCATAAATGGATTTATGGCAACTGGAGTTTTGGTTGCCGGTGGAGTACGGAGATTTAACCTCACCTAGTGAGCGTTAGTTAAGAGTGTGGGGGATGCTGCCCTGTGTCCCCCACACACCCACCCAGAAAAGGATTAAAAAATGGCACTAATCACACTAAGCGAGTTAAAAGCCGTCTTGGGTATTGGTGACATTTACGCGGATGCCATTGTCCAGGCTTGCGCTGATAGTGCCGAAAACATTGTTTTATCATTACTGACCAAGAATCAATGGGGCGTAGTAGCACATGAGCGCACGAACCTTGTAAACACAATTACAACAGATCGCCCGCATGATGTTTATGTTGGCCAGTCAGTAGTTATTGCCAACAGTGGCGCAAACTTTGATGGAACTAAAACAATTACAAAAGTTACCGAATACACAATGTCATTTACTGGCACTGGTTCGGACTACCCAAAGCATGGTGTCATTCCTTACGGAACAGTAAGAGCCACACAGTACATCGACTACGACACAATCCCAGAAGTTAGACAAGCAGCCTTGGCAATAGCAGCCGACATTTGGATCACTCGTACTGGCACACTTGGCCAACAAGGTGTCGATTTCCAAAGCCCAGCCCCATACCGTTTAGGCCGATCCCTATTTACACGAGTATCTGGATTACTTGGTAAATGGATGGACACTAGAGGAATGGTCGGTTAATGGCTAATCTAGCCACATACCGGGCTAACCTTGCCGCAACTCTTGCAGCTGCCGGGCGAGTAGTTTACTCATGGCCAAACGAAAACATAACGCCACCAGCCATTGTGTTAGTGCCAGGATCGCCATACATCACAGTCACTGCCATTGGTGGTGCTCGTTGCCATGTGCGCTTTGACATAACAGTGATAGTCAATGCAGCTGACAATCAGGCAGCATTGGCCAACATAGAGACTTTAATATTCTCCGTTACTGATTTGTTATCTAATAACATCTCATTCCTCGGAGGATGGTCACAACCAACAGTCCAGCAAATCGGAAATGCCGACATGCTAATCAGCCAACTCAACATCGAGATGGTCACAACCAACTAGAAAGGCAAGTCATGCCAGCAACATACATAACTGGTCGGAATCTGACTTTGAGCATCAACTCGGTGTCATACGCAGACCAAGCAAGCACAGTAACCCTTGAAATGGAAAACAACCAACAAGTGTTAGAAGTCCTATCGGGTCGCTCTTACAAGACCGTAGACAAGACAGCCACACTGAATGTCGAGATGTACCTTGACGACACATCAAGTGCTGGCATCATTTCAGCTCTTTGGGATGCAGCAGCTGCCTCACCTGACACGTCATTAAACTTTAGTTTTGATGTAAACGGTGACACGTTTGCTGGCAAGGTATTTCCAGTATTTCCAACAGTTGGTGGCGCGGCCACTGATGTATTGACTACATCTCTCAGCTTTGTTGTTGAGGATGGATCAGTTACCCGAACATAATCCAGAGAACAGGGCAAACCTTATGAAGTACAACGTAACTACAAAACAGGGCAATAACTACATAGTGAGCGATGAGTCA